GACCAGAGGTTTTTAACATTTATGTTAAAGTTGGAGACACGACAATTTGTCATAGAATTTTTGACGGAAAATTTTTCCCACCAAAAGTTCGTTATACAGTTGACGTACGACCATTTTTAAAAGAGATTCTTCGTGAACTAACTGACATTTTTTCAACAACCAAATTAACTTACCAATATTTAGAATTTGACCTTAGCAAGTAAGTATTTAATAATACGGGGGGTATAGAATATTATTTATGAATAAAAATTTCGATTATTTAGGGAACACTTTTCAGATTCAGTTACTTAATCAAATCGTGGTAGACAAGGATTTTTCATCGTCTATTATCGATGTTATCGAGTCACAGTACTTCGATAACAAGTATTTCAAAATCATCTTACAGATGATTAAGGAGTACTATGTTAAGTATGAATCTACACCCAACTTCGATACCCTTGAGCAGATTATTAAATCCGAGGTTTCTCAAGAAATGGTTGCTAAGATTGTCTTAGACACATTGAAGCAAGTCAAAGACGCACCATTCGAAGGAACTCAATTTGTCCAAGAAAAGGCTTTGAAATTCTGTAAACAACAAGAACTTCAAAAGGCGATGGACAAGGCTCAAAAAATCATCACTCAAGGTGATTTTGAATCTTACGATAAAGTGGAGGGGTTGGTTAGAGAAGCATTACAAGTTGGTGAAATAGACAAGGGTCAGACAGATATCTTCTGTGGTTTGGATACAGTGTTGGATGAGGACTATAGACACCCTATTCCGATGGGTATACCAGGTATCGATAGATTGTTGAAGGGTGGACTAGCAAAGGGTGAGATTGGTGTTATATTAGCTCCTACGGGGGTTGGTAAGACAACCATCTTAACTAAGATTGCCAATACCGCATTTAATATGGGGTATAATGTTTTACAAGTATTCTTTGAAGACAATCCAAAGATTGTTCAAAGAAAGCACTTCACTATTTGGACAGGTATTGCTCCTGATGAGTTAGCTCATCACAGAGAAGAGGTTATGGGTAAAATAACTGAAATTCAAGAAACAATGAAAAACAAGTTGATTCTTAAAAAGTTAGCATCCGATACCATGACTATGAATCAACTTAAAAATCAGGTTAGAAAGATGATTGCTGATGGAAACAAAATTGATATGATTATGTTAGATTATATCGATTGTGTACTTCCTGAATCATCAAGTAAAGACGAATGGAAAGCTGAGGGTTCTGTAATGAGAGGATTCGAAGCAATGTGTCACGAATTGAATTTAGTTGGTTGGACAGCAACCCAAGGTAATAGAAGTTCTATTTCATCTGAAGTTGTAACCACAGACCAAATGGGAGGTTCAATTAAAAAGGCACAAGTTGGACACGTTATTATTACCGTGGCAAAAACACTACAACAAAAAGAAATGAATTTGGCGACAATAGCCATTACAAAGTCACGTCTCGGAAAAGACGGAGTTGTATTCGAAAACTGCAAATTCAACAATGAACTTCTTGAAATCGACACAGAAAGTTCGGTTACCTTCCTTGGATTCGAGGAACAACAAGAAGAAAGAAAGAGAGATAGAGTCAAGGAACTTATGGAGAAAAGAAAGGCGAAAGAAGAAGCCCAAAAATCTCAAAATAACGTTTAATTAAATATCTACTTTTTCTCAAAAAAACTTATTTTTTTTTAAAAATAAATGTAGTCAATAACTACGCAACGGCATATTTATCACTAAAATCAACGATTTTTTGATAAAAAAAACAATTACTTAAAAACAAAAAAATGGACATTTCAAACAGAATTTTATCGGACATTACAGTGTACATGAAGTACGCCAAGTATATTCCTGAATTGAAAAGAAGAGAAACGTGGCAAGAGCTTGTCACAAGAAACATGGAGATGCATATCAAGCACTACCCTAAATTAGAAAAGGAGATTCGTGAGAACTATATGTACGTCTTCAAAAAACAAGTTTTACCATCAATGAGGTCAATGCAATTTGCTGGTAAACCTATTGAAATTTCACCAAACAGAATCTATAACTGTGCCTTTGCACCGATTGATGATTGGAGAGTATTCTCTGAAATCATGTTCCTACTTTTGGGTGGAACAGGAGTTGGATACTCAGTTCAAAAACATCATGTGGATGCATTACCTGAAATTAGAAAACCTAACAAAGAAAGAGGAAGACGTTGGTTAGTTGCTGATTCAATCGAAGGATGGGCTGACGCTGTTAAAGTGTTGGTTAAATCTTATTTCTTCGGAGGTTCTCACATTCAATTCGACTTTAGTGATATTAGAGCAAAAGGAGCAAGATTGGTTACATCAGGAGGTAAAGCACCTGGTCCTCAACCACTAAAAGAGTGTCTTATCAAAATCGAAGGGATTTTAGATTCTAAAGAAGATGGTGAAAAACTAAGAGCAATCGAAGTACATGATGTGGTTTGTCATATTGCAGACGCAGTACTTGCAGGTGGTATCAGAAGAGCTGCACTTATTTCATTATTCTCGGCAACAGACGACGAGATGATTGGATGTAAGAGCGGAGCTTGGTGGGAAACAAATCCACAAAGAGGTAGAGCTAATAACTCAGCGGTTCTAATGAGACATAAGATTGAGAAAGATTATTTCATGGACCTATGGAAAAGAATTGAAGTTAGTGGAGCAGGAGAACCTGGTATCTACTTAAGTAACGATAAAGATTGGGGAACTAACCCATGTTGTGAAATTGGACTTAGACCATTCCAATTCTGTAACTTGACTGAGGTTAACGTATCTAATGTTGTATCTCAAGAAGATTACGAAGATAGAGTTAGAGCGGCTACGTTCATTGGAACACTTCAGGCTGGTTATACTAACTTTCACTACCTTAGACCAATTTGGCAAAGAACAACTGAGAAAGACGCATTGATTGGTATTTCAATGACAGGTATTGGTTCAGGTGCGGTTCTTGGATTGAATATGAAAGCGGCGGCTAAAGTTGTAAAAGAAGAAAACAAAAGAGTTGCTGACTTACTTAATATTAATCCTGCGGCTAGAACAACAACTGTTAAACCAGCTGGAACAACATCACTTACTTTGGGAACATCAAGTGGTATTCACGCATGGCATAACGATTATTACATCAGAAGAGTAAGGGTTGGTAAGAATGAGGCAATATATACACACCTTAAAGAAAACCATCCTGAATTAGTTGAAGATGAATACTTCAGACCACACGATACTGCGGTAATTGGTATTCCACAAAAGTCACCTGAGGGTTCAATCTTAAGAAATGAATCTCCAATTCAACTTCTTGAAAGAGTTAAAAAAATTCAACAAGAGTGGGTTAGACCAGGTCACAGAAGTGGTTCAAATGCTCACAACGTATCGGCGACAGTTTCTATTCGTGAACACGAGTGGCCAGCGGTTGGTGAGTGGATGTGGGAAAACAAAGAACACTATAATGGATTATCGGTTCTACCATATGATGGAGGAACATATATTCAAGCACCATTCGAAGATTGTACTAAAGAAAAGTACGAAGAGTTGATGAAAACATTACATGACGTAGATTTGTCAAAAATTGTAGAATTAGATGATGATACAGATTTGAGTGGAGAAGCGGCATGTGCTGGTGGAGCTTGTGAAGTAAAATTCGTATAAAAAATGAATCACATTAATAATGAAAGGGAGAAGCCTAAAAACCTTCTCCCTTCTGATTTTTATTATAACGACAAGGGATTAATTGTCTTGAGTGAAGCTTTTCACATTAATAGAGGATATTGTTGTGGAAACCGATGTATGAATTGTCCGTACGAACCAAAATATCAAAAAGGTAATACCTATTTAGTAAAAAAATAATCCAAGTATATTTATGGGATATGGCAGAAGGAGTTACATATGGTTTAAATTTTCCCTTTAGAGATTCAAGACGAGGTGATTACTTGGAGCTAACTGAATTAGAGGCTCAAGAAATCAAGGCTGACTTGATACATCTTTTATTGACGAGAAAAGGTAGTAGATATTTTTTACCTGATTTCGGAACAAGATTATATGAGTTTTTATTCGAACCATTTGATGGTTTAACTTTTGACGCGATACAATCTGATATTAGGGATTCGGTTCAGAGATATATGCCGAACTTATTATTGAATCAAATATCAATTACACCCGCAGACCCAATGGAAGAGGTGGATACCATGTTAGGTGAAAATACTGTGGGAACAAGTGAATCTCCAATATACCGATTTCCAGGAAAAGGTACCTCTGAGTACACTGCAAAAATCAGAATAGATTATTCAAATAATAGAACAACTTTCGCTCAGAGTGATTTTGTTATAATTAATATTTAATATAGATGGCAAATCGTAAAATTTCATATACTACCAGAGATTATCAAGGAATAAGAACTGAATTACTTAACTACGTTAGAACGTACTATCCTGAATTAATTCAGGATTTTAATGACGCTTCAGTATTCTCTGTGTTTATAGATTTGAATGCTGCGATTGCTGATAACTTACATTACCATATAGATAGAAGTATTCAAGAAACGGTACTTCAATATGCACAGCAAAGGTCATCAATATATAATATCGCCAGAACATATGGGTTGAAATTGCCAGGACAAAGACCATCTGTTTCGTTGGTAGATTTTTCAATCACAGTTCCTGCATTTGGTGACAAAGAAGATGAAAGATATCTTGGTGTGTTAGCAAGAGGTTCTCAAGTTTCAGGAGCGGGTATTATTTTTGAAAACATTTATGATGTCGATTTCACATCACCATACAATGCTCAAGGATTTCCTAACAGATTAAAAATTCCTAACTTCAATGCTAATAACGTTTTAGTAAATTATACAATAACAAAGAGAGAATTAGTTGTTAATGGTATTACTAAAGTATTCAAAAGAGTTATCACACCAAACGATGTTAAACCATTCTTTGAATTATTCTTACCCGAGAAAAATGTTTTAGGTATTACAAGTGTCTTACTTAAGAGTGGTACTGAGTATACAAACATACCAACAACTGCAGAATTTTTAGGAGCGTCAAACAAATGGTACGAAGTAGATGCGTTAGCCGAAGACAGAGTGTTCATCGAGGACCCAACTAAAGTTTCTGACCAACCAGGTATTAAAGTAGGAAGATATATACAAACACAAAATAGATTTATTACTGAATATACTCCAGAAGGATTCAAAAAAATGACATTTGGTGGTGGAACAAATACTGCACAAGATGCGTTGAATCAATTTACTACCTTAGGTGCGACTTTGGACCTACAAAGATATTCTAATAACATATCTTTAGGTTCCGCTTTGATTCCAAACTCAACCTTATTCATCCAATATAGAGTTGGTGGAGGATTGGGAACTAACTTAGGAACTAATGTTATTAATCAAATTGGTACTGTTTCATTCTTTGTGAATGGGCCATCTGAACTTACAAACTCATCTGTTGTTAATTCTTTAAGATGTAATAACGTAACTGCTGCAATTGGTGGGGCGGGATTACCATCGTTAGAAGAAATTAGAAACTACGTATCATTTAACTTCTCAGCTCAGAAAAGAGCGGTTACGGTTCAAGATTATGAGTCAATCATTAGAAACATGCCATCAGAGTTCGGAGCACCCGCAAAGGTTTCAATCACTGAAGATAATAATAAAATATTGATTCAGTTATTGTCTTACGATACTTCAGGTAAATTAACTAACATAGTATCTAATACCTTAAGACAAAATGTTGCTACATATCTTTCTAACTA